GCATTTAGGCGGCACCATCGTAGCGATGGCGTCGTGGACGATTGACGCAGGTTACGGTGTAGACGACAACCTTGTTTTTGTCACAGATCAAGGCGAAGTCATCGTTTATCGCGGAACCGATCCTACCAGCGCCTCTACGTGGGCGCTAATTGGCGTTTGGATCGTTGGCGCACCCATTTCTCGCCGTTGCTTGCAAAAGTACGGCGGTGACTTGCTGATTTTGACGCTAGACGGGCTGATCCCGTTCGCCTCGGCGTTGCAATCGTCACGCCTTGACCCGCAGGTAGCCCTGTCGGACAAGATTCAAGGCGCATTTGCAGCAGCAGCGCGAGCATACAAGTCTAATTTTGGTTGGGGATTGCTCTACAACCCGCTCAACAATGCCCTAATGGTGAACATTCCCATTGCGGCAGGCAGCCAAGAGCAATTTGTGATGAACAACATCACGAAAGCGTGGTGCCGGTTTACCGGCTGGAACGCCAACTGCTTTGCGCTGCTTAACGACAAGCCATATTTCGGCGGTGATGGATATGTGGCGGTTTGTTGGACGTCAGGAAGCGGTGTTGCTGGGTTTAACGATGACGGGTTAGACATCAACACCCGAGCATTGCAGGCGTTTAACTACTTTGAGACGCGAGGCGTTATCAAGTATTTCACCCGCGCTCGCCCAACTCTTTATAGCAACGGCCAGCCGACCGTAAATATTGGCATCAACGTAGATTTCCAGACCAACGCTGACCTTGGTGCGCTGTCTTATGTCGCCACGCAATACGGGTTATGGGACGTTGGCCTGTGGAATCAGGCGGTGTGGGGTGCTGAACTTATCATCACCAATAACTTTGTGGGCATCCAAGGTATCGGCTATTGCGGCGGTCTTGTCTTTAACAGCGCCAGCCGCAACGTCTCCTTGGAGTGGGCGTCAACCGATGTGGTGTACCAACTCGGATGGGCTGGCGCATCGTAAGTGGCCCCCATGTGGGGGCGTGGGTTACCGCACAGACGGAAGGGGCGTTTGACCCCAACCGCTCGGTTGCCATAGGGCTTGAGCGTGACGGCAAACTAGTTGCCGGGACGGTTTACGAGAATTGGAACGGGCGATCCGTCGTTTGCCACATCGCGTGGGAGCGGGTCACCCCAACATACATGGCGGCTGTGTACGATTATGCGTACAACGTCGCAGGAGTTGATAAGATAATAGGGCCAATCAGCAGCAACCATACCCGGGCGCTCGCATTGGTCAGCAAGATGGGATTCTCGGAAGAAGCGCGAATTAAAGATGCCGCGCATGACTCTGGGGATATTGTTTTGATGACTTTGACACCTGACAAGTGTCGTTTCTTGGAGCCGAGGTATGGGCAAAAAATCACCAGCACCGCCACCAGCGCCTGACTACACCACCCTTGCGATCAAGCAAGGTGAGGCTAACTTGGCCGCCGCCAAACAGTCGGCGTATATGTCCAATCCGAACGTCTACTCGCCCACGGGTACGCAGACCGTAACGTGGACGAAAACGCCTACGGTAGACACCGATGCTTACAACAAGGCAATGGAGGCGTGGCAAAACCAGCTGTATACCAACCCGGAATTTGCTGGCGAAGCGCCAACCCAAGAGCAATACACAACTTACATTGAGCAGCCGACTGTTCGCCAAACCATCAACCCGAACGCGGAAGCGGCATTGCGTGAGCAGGAACTCGCGCAGTTGTATATGTCGCAGGCAGCGCGTGGTGCTGCGGGTGGTTTGTCAAACCTCGGCATTGCCTCGGCATTTAACCCTAGCGGAATCCCAAGCCTTACTTACGGCGCAGAGGGCGTTGGTGCTATTGCTCGCCCGACCGACATCACCCAGATGGGTCAGGCCGGTGCGCTTGGGCAAGGCGCCGCAGGCCCGGTTATGGGCGCCCCGCAAGGCATCTATAACCCGATGGCGGGGTATTACCTTGAAAACTTGCCGGGACAAGTTGGCGCGGGTCAGCAAGCAGGCGCTGGCCCCGCTGCACCGACTAACCTCGGGCAGTTAGACGCCTCGCAGTTTTATGCACAGTCAGCCCCCGGTGGGCAGATGTTTGGCACCGCACAGGGCGGCCCCGCAGGTGGATTGTTTGGCATGGCTGGTGGCGGCCCGCAGGGCATAAACCTGCAAGGTCTTGACCTTTCTGGCCTTGGCGGTGTGGCCGGTGGCCCGCAACAAGGGCAGTTTGGCTACGCGCAGCAGTTTGTCCAAGGCCCGCAGTTGCAGGGTCAGATTGACATTGCCAACCTTCCGCAAGGCCCGGTCAACGCTGGCACGACGGCGCAGCAGGCGATCATGTCGCGCTTGTCACCGCAGTTGCAGGGCGAGCGTCAGCAGCTTCAGACGCAGTTAATCAACCAAGGTTTGCGACCGGGTGGCGAGGCATATAACTCTGCCATGTCGGCGCAGATGCAGAAGGAAAACGACCTGATCCTGCAAGCCGCCGCGCAGGGCATCAGCCTTGACCAAGCCGCACGACAGCAGGCGTTTTCCGAGCAGCAGTCTCGCGCTATGTTTGCCAACCAAGCCGCCCTTTCGGGCTTTGGTGCGGGCATGGAGCAGGCAGGGCTGTACAACACCGGCCTTGGTCAAAACCTGTCGCAGTCGCTTGCCACGCAGCAGGCGCAGAACCAAGCGCAGCAGCAGGCATTCCAGCAGCGCCTACAGACTGGCGAGTTTGGCCGAGAGGCTCAACTGGCGTCGTTCCAGACGGGACAGCAGGCGCAACAGGCTATCAATCAGGCCATTGCCCAGAACTTTGCACAGTCGCAAGCCGCGCAGCAGATGGGCAATCAGGCGATTGGGCAGAACTTTGAGCAGGCTCTGGCCGCACAGCAGGCCCAGAACGCTGCTATCGCGCAGAACTACCAACAGGCGCTTGGCGCAGGGCAGTTCAACCGTGAGGCGTTGTTGCAGCAGTTTGGCATGGGTCAGTCGGCGCAAGAGCTTGCCAACGCCGCAGCAGGGCAGAACTTCCAACAGCAGGTTGCTGCACAGCAAGCCAACCTTGCCCGTCAGGCACAGCAGGCTGGTCAGTCGCAGGAACAAGCGCAGTTCTACAACCAAGCGCAGGCACAGGCGTACCAGCAGGAGTTGGCGCGTCAGGCTGCCGCAAACCAAGCGCAACAGCAGTTGTTTGGTCAGCAGATGGATGTGCAGGCCGCGCAAAACGCCGCTCTGGCACAGCGTCAAAGTGCTGCGATGGACTACTTTGGCGCACTCAACGCCGCACAGCAGCAGCAGTATGCTCAAGCGATGGCGCAGGCGCAGTTCCGCAATACGGCAGCGCAGCAGGCGTTGGCACAGCAGGCAGCAATCCGCAGCATCCCGGTCAACGAGATCAGCGCGTTGTTGTCAGGCGGTCAGGTCAGCGTTCCGCAGTTCCAAGGTTACAGCGGCGTCACCGTGGCTCCCTCCCCCATCTTCCAAGCGGGTCAGGCGGCGGGCGACTTCGCGCAACGCAACTATCAGAACCAAGTCGGCGCATACAACGCCAACATGGGTATGTTTGGAAGCCTTGCCGGCGCGTTAGGAACAGCTGCTGGCGGCCCATTGGGCGTTGCAGGATTGTTTACTTCAGACCGCCGCTTAAAGTCCAACATTGTTCGCGTCGGCATTCACCCACTTGGCATAGGCGTGTACGAGTACGACATTGCTGGCGAACGTCAGCGCGGCGTTATGGCAGACGAAGTAGAGACGGTGCTACCGGAGGCGGTCGTAACCCGTCACGATGGCTACAAGATGGTCAACTACGGAATGCTTTGAGGGCTAATACATGAACGGATTTACACCAGATCGTAGACCGCAGCAGTTAGCCCAAATGCTTGCTGCCCAAGAGCGCAACCGCTCACTTACTGCGCCTCCGGGGCAGCGTGACATGGCAATGCGTCAGGTGCCGGGACTTGGGTACTCGCAGCCCACGCCAAACGCAGCACCGGGTGTGCCGCCGCAGGCGATGAACTTTAGCGGCCCGATGACGACCCCGCAGCCGGGATTGACTGGCTCACGCGGCATCATGGGCGGCATGGGTCGCCCGATGGGCAACAGAATGTCGCCGCAGATTGGCGGTCAGATGCAGCGCCCACGCGGCCCCGGCGCACAGGGTTATCCACGCTCTCCGGGTTTAACGACCCCGCAGGGAGGTGGCTACAGAGGGGATTTTGACTATGGCACAGAGTGATCGCGTCCGTTACGTCAGCACGTTCCGCGCTCCGACCGAGTACGAGCGCCAGCTAGAGGAGGCACGACGCCGTGCTGCCCTCGCTGAAGCCCTCGCACAGCAGGAATATCAGCCGATGGAAGGGACGGCTGCACCGATCCCGAAGGCTGCGCCGCTTGTTAAGGCATTGCAGGGCTACCTGACTGCCCGCGAGGGGCGCAAAGCGCGTGAGGCTGCCGAAGAAGCAAAGGGCATGGAGGCAGATTACGCCCAACGTATGCTCGGTCGTATGCAGGGCGGTTACGAGTACGATCCAAACGCCACGCCTGCCGTTATCCCCGAACAGACCGAATTGGCTGAAGTCACGCGGCAATCGCAATACCGTCGTTCGCCCGAGGAAGTGCTAAATATGGCATCCACCGGGCTTGGCACGGCTGCGCTTAAAGATCGTCCGGTCATGGCGCAGCGTCTCGCGCAGATGCTTGAAACGCCAAAGACAGCAGAGTTTGGCACTACACCGCAATTTGATGCGTCTGGCCGCGCTTTTGTTGTCAACAAAGCTGGTGAAGTGCGTTACTTGGATGGCGTTAAAAGGCCCGCCCCCGAAGCGCCAACCTCGGTGCGTGAATTTGAATTTGCACAAACAAGCCCTGAATTTGCAAAGTTTTTGGAAACCCGAACGCCAAGCACCAAAGTAGATGTGTCGTATGGCGCTCCCGTTGCTGGCGTAGACGAGCAAGGCAACCCTGTTTTCTTCCAGCCGAGCCGTACTGGCGGCGCGCCGTCAATGATCCCGGGCGTTCGCCCCGAAGGCAAAGCGCCGACAGAATCGCAGTCAAACGCTATGCTTTTTGCCGAGCGCATGGCTCAAGCAGAGCCGCTTTTCCAAAACCCGCCTCCGAGTTTTGGCTCGCGGTTCAAAGAGGGTTTACCGGGTGGCGTAGGCAACGTGATGATAACGCCAGAATCTCGGCAATTTTTTCAAGCCGAACGCAACTTCATCAACGCGGTGTTACGTAAGGAATCAGGCGCGGTTATTAGCGATACGGAATTTGAGAGCGCCCGAAAGCAATACATTCCGCAACCAGGTGACGATGCGGCGACTTTGGAGCAGAAGCGCCAAGCCCGCGAAACCGCCATTCGGCAAATCGCAGCAGGTGGCGGTTCTGGCTACAAAATGCCTAGCATTGGCGGGTCGCAGATTATTGATTTGCCCCCGCGTCGGAGATAAGCCATGCCGCAGTACCGCATTGAAGGCGAAATCTATGAAGCTGCAAGCCCTGACGAAGCGTATGCAAAGCACGATCAGGCAATGGCAAGCAAGGCTGCAATGCAGCGCGGCGCTCAAATGTCGCCAGTTGCACAGGGCGCATTGACGGCGGCGCAGGGCGCTACGTTTAACTTTGCCGATGAAATGGCGGGGCTTGTAAATCCGCAGTATCGGGATGTGATGCGTGGCGCTACGCAACAGTTTGCAGCCGAACGCCCAATGACGGCGGCAGGGCTTGAGCTTGCGGGCGGTCTTGCTACTGCGCCGTTTACCGGCCCTCTCTCGCTTGGTCGTGGCGTT